TAAAGTTTTTTCTGAAAGTATAATACGTCATCAATCTCGCCGAGGTTCTGTCCGCCAGGCAATGTAGTAATCTCCGTACCTCTACCACCTTCTCTACGAGGCAACCAGAAGTCTTCTAACATGGTTTGATAACGACGATCATCCCTAACCTCACCTGTGTTAGCATCATACACCAACTTGTTCTTATACTTCTGCATCACATCGCGCAAGTATTGTTCAGCCTTCATCTTGGGAAGATTACCAACATCGATATAAAAAATTCGACGTTCTGGTGCGCGAGAAATCCTATAGATAACTGTCGCATCCTCAAGCATCCTTAATTGGTTCAAAGGCTTGATTGCTTTGCTCAAATGTGACAGAATATCTTTTCCATTATGGTCAAGAATTCCAGAATGCACATAGCACACCGAGTCAGGTGAAATCTTCAATCCATTGTTAGCGTCTTTTTGGAAGCCTTTTTCGGAATAGATAAAATACTCTATAGGTTTTGTATATAAAGTGTCATTTACGTTATTAGTTTTTTTATCCTTCGGAGTTTCTCTAACCTTACGGATTTTCCGAGGGTCAATATAACGAATCTCTTTCACACCTTTCTTTGGTGATTTTTCGTCGATGACCATATGGTAGTATAGTTTTCCGTCTACATACCATCTACGAAAAATATCATATGCTTGATTATTGAAATCTAAAAGTTTCATTGTGTGATGAAACTCTTCTCTAATTTTATTTTTGAATGCTTCTGATTGTTCTAGTTTATCGAGTATAATTTGCACTGGGTAGTCATCCTCAGAATAAATAATAGACTCATTAACAATATCATCTATTGCAGCATCACATTCTGGTTGCGATGACATTTCTCGATACTTACCAATTAAGCTGCTACCGGATTTGGCGGTTCCTTCAAGATCGACATATGTACCATACACACCGTTACCAGAAATGGTTATTGCGGCGTCATCGTCGGTTGGAGGAACAAAAGATTTTAGTGCTGCTGATTCAACATCATCCTTTCCAATTTTATATCCAAATAATGTAAATGCCATTGTCGCTTCCTGTATGTATTAGTTTCTTATTCTATTTATAACACGAAAAAACTCAACCAATAAAAAAGGAGGCAATTGCCTCCTTCTTTATACCAATATAATATATGATTATTATTCGGTTGTCAAGTGTGAATACTGGAAAGTTACCGAATATTCAGCAATTGTGTCAAAGTTGTCATATGACAAGTCTAACTGAGCCAGTTCTGTTGGGAATGCATTTTCCAAATTATATGTTCTCAGATCAGAACCACTTTGATCAGTATGAATAACACTGATAGTTCCTTGATAATCGTTGGTATCACTTCCTGCCAAATCTTCCTGACTGTAATCTGAAGCTTTGATATATTGCAACCACGCTTCCATATCTTTGTGAAGTTGCATTTTTTCATCTGCAATAAACGTTGCGGTCCATTCTGCGAAGGTTCTGTCGCCAGGCACCTTCATTTTACGACCACCAAAATGTGGAATCTCAACTACACCAACTGAAAATGCTGGGATAGCTGCAGTTTTACACAGATATCTGATGTTGGTATTAGTAACACCAACTTGGTTGGGAAAAGTAATGTCCACATAGAAATTGTTAGGTCTGGCTGCAACGCCTAACGCGCCTTTGAAGCTTGATAATTTTAATCCTGCCATTTCGTTCTCCTTATGCTACTAACGTGGTGAAGTAATCATACGTCCAAGTAACAGTATACTCTTCAACAGTATCTGTAGTATCGTAGGATAAATCGATTGTACCAATTTCACTAGCGAAACAGTTTATTAAACTATACGTTCTTACTGCAACACCCGCAGCGTCAAGCTGAGAGACTGTGAGAGTAGATCTTCCTGCGGTTCGATCACCAAGCGATTCCGCTTCGAAATCAACATCAGTAAACGAACTTTGATGAGTTTCTAGTGCTGCGCGAATAGCAAAGCTTTCGTCATTAATGACGGTAGCAGTCCACTCATTGAACACTCGATCCCCAGCAAGTTTTAGTCTTCTGCCACGAAACGGAACTTCGATCAAACCCACTGTGGAGCTAGGCAGTGCGGCCGCTTTAGTCAAAAACGAAAAGTTTGCTGCCACACCATCAAGACCACCACCACTATAAGTTACTTCGAAAATATTGGAGCGGGCACCCGCTCCAATTGCTGTTTTCATGTCTTGTAATGTAAATGCCATTTTTATATCTCCTTATTGACTTTTAATTAACCCCCGATCTCTGCAAATGCAGCGGCACCGGCAACTGAAGTAAAGTTCAGTTGGATGAAGTTAACAGAAGCAATAGGTCGGACAAAAATGTCACATACAAACTCATTAGCATTTACTACAGAGTCTGGATTGTTAGTGCCGTCGCATATTACGCGGAAGTCAGTAACACCTCGACCACCCTGCACTGTGCGCAAGTATGATCCAACAAGATTGCTAAATGACGCTCTTTGTGCTGCATCATTCTGACCAAACAAAACGTCTCCAGCAGCATCCCCAATAATACTTTGGATAGTGATGAACAAACGACGAACATTGATTCGGCTAAATGAAGTTTTCTTCTGCGTGAAAGTCTTGTCACCAAACAATACAGTTCCGCGACCAGGCTGAGAGAAGATAGGATTGATACCTAACTTGTACAGTGAGTCACGTTCTGCTTCTGTAGGATTCCAAGCAAGACGTACAGAGTTTAAGATACGGCCGTTTTGATAACCAGCAGGAGAGAACCAAGGCTCACCATTAGCATCAGTACGTGCAATACACCCAGCAACATCAGCATTACAAGGAACATATGTATAAACATCGTTGTAACGATCAAAAGCATACTTCCAGTTGGAATCGGCGACTGCGTAAGTAGAACGAGCACTTATAGTGTCAGCGAAAGCAGCAATGTTAGTAGATTCTGTACCAGCAGAGTTTACAACGTCAGCTCTTTGTGGTGAGAATACAGCGACACAATCTTTACGCGCTTCGGCGATTGTAATTGCTGCGTTTACTACGGTAGCTCCGCCTTGACCGCAGATGATAACATCAACGTCAAGATTCAGCTTATTAGCAAACAACTGTATACCAACAATTCTTTCTGCATCACCAACCCCATCACCTTCAGCACCACCGCCGAGCGAATCAATATGAACCAAAGCGACACCACCATCAGCAAATGTTGTTCCTGATGCAGTATTTCCCCAGTTTGATGATTGCGCAGCTACTGTACCTAAACCACCAGAAACATAAGTGTTTGTGATTCCAGTCGCGGCGATTTCAAAAGTACTACTGGTAACAGCTGTGATAGCACCAGTGAGATCAAACTCACCGCCAGTTGCAGAATCAATAATACCAGTTACTACAACTGTTTCACCAACGACAAGTGTGTGAGCAGCAGAAGTATAGGTAACTTTATCTACCGAGAAAACAGCATCCGTGATTGTTGCGGTCTTTTCAGCAACAGTAGCAACGTGATTAGCCCAACGAATATATTGTGAAGTATTGTTGATTACGTTCTTGTAGTAGTTTGTTCCACCGTCGATCTTGCGAGCGTCAGAAGCTTTAGATACAGCTTCAAACTTCTCAAGAAGTGTGCCAGGCACACCAGTGATCTTTCCATCTTCATCGATAACTGCAACGTGAAGTTCGTCATTTGATCCGCCGAGGGCGGTAGCAAAGTCAGAAGTTCCAGGCGCAACATCAAAGAAACCTTTAAAATCTGAGAAAGATGAATCTTCGAAACCAGTAGCACTTTCACAAATCACAACTTTAAGTGAGTTACCCAAAACACCAGCGTGTTTTGCAACCCAATGACCAGAACTAGTTAAGGTTGCCTCAAGATATGCGTCATCGTTTTTGACAAGAGTACCGGATCCAGCAGAATCTGCGTTTAAAGCATTATCACCAACAACACGCACAACGTACTGTGACGCTGAGTATGCAAGATAACTTGATGCAGATAAAAAGTCTACGTTATTAGTTATACTAGGTACACCAAATTTAGAAACAAGATCAGTTTCGCTTGTTACTAATGTGGGTTGGTCGATAGGACCCCAGCTAAATGCTCCAACAGAAGCGCCTGTGGTAGTTCCAACCGAGCCTACTGAAGTGACTTGATCCGCTTCAGTAATTTTTATTCCAGGCGATTGTAAGTTAATTGCCATTATTTTTCTCCTCCGTTAAGATTTTATAATAGGAATCACGTAAAAATGTTTGTTTTCCAGATTACTACTATTATTTATAAAAATTCAACTTTCAACGGTTCGGCAAAATCCCACACCTGACCGCTATCATCTACATACTTTTCTTCTTCCAAACCATTATTTATAAAACCGACAGGTGCAACATTATTCTCTATTGCCTCTATCTGATTTTTATACATCTCCTCTCGTATATTAATATCAGTTAGGTCTTTAAAATAAGGATCGGTGAACAGCCAAGAAAACAAAACAAGTGTCATAACCAAATCATCATGGTATCCCTCATCTGCAGAATAACTTCCTTTGTTTTCTATGAAGGTTGATATTTCCGATATGATATCCATATCAGTTATTAAAAGTTTCTTTTCCTCAACCAAAGATTTAAATGTAGAACATCCAATGCGTTTTATTTTTTTATCTGTTGTGATACCATATTCTGTTCTACCAGATCCACCAAAACCGCTGTTGATTTTTTGCCCAGTGCTAGATCTGCTGATAAAAAGTAAGTTTTCATACTCGTATTCATTATGTAGTATTTGGGCAACTTGCTCGGATGAATTGATTTCTACTAATATAAATGATTCATTGTATTGTTTAGCAACAGTATGTATAACTGAAGGGTACAACAAAGGGCTAATCTTATTGTTACGGTATTTAGCAGATATTGTAAATGGAGATTGTGTAATATCAATAACAGTAAATGCAGAATAGTCACCCCCAACACCCTTCGCGGTGTCAGCAACCAACACGTAAACGTGACCAACCTCTGGATCCTTAAATATATCCAACCCATCTTTATGCATTGTGGGTGGAATGCCTGACATTTGTGATATAACATCTGAGTTAATCAATGTCAGACTTGACCCGAGGAACTTACACAAGACTTCCTGATTGTATTTTAGATCTCCCAGAAGTCTGCGCTGTTCGTTTGCCCACGCTTCGTCTCTGCCGGGAATTTCCCAATACGGAATAAAAAGATTTACAAAACCATTTCTGTCTTCTTCCGCATCATTCCAGAACTTCCAGAAATGATTATAACC